GTGGCGTAGCGTTTAATCCTGCTGGCACTTCTATTGCTGTAGCGCACAGTACGGCTCCAAATATAACCGCTTATCCGTTTAACGCCGGCACCGGCTTCGGCACTAAATATACCAATCCAGCTACAGCGGTTGGGGGCAATGGTTACGGTGTTGCCTTTAACCCTGCGGGTGACACTATTGCCGTAGGGCATGACGCATCACCATATATTAACGCATACCCTTGGAACGCCGGCACTGGCTTCGGCGTTAAATATACTAACCCCGCTACACTACCTACCGGCACTGGTTTTGGTGTTGCCTTTAATCCTGCCGGCACATCTATTGCTGTAGCGAACGGCAGCGGAGTAACACCCAACATCACCGCATATCCGTGGAGCGGCGCTGGTTTTGGTACTAAATATACCAATCCAGCTACGCTGCCTACGGGTGAGGGTTACGGCGTCGCTTTTAGTCCTGCTGGAACTGCCATTGCTGTAGCGCATGACGTATCACCGTTTGTTTCAGTTTACCCATGGAACGCCGGCACCGGCTTTGGCACCAAATACGCCGATCCAGCTACAGCGGTTGCGGGCTACGGCAACGGCGTAGCGTTTAACAATACTGGTAGTGCTATTGCGATAGCGCATCAGACATCGCCGTATATCACAGCCTACCCTTGGTCTGGCTCTGCCTTTGGCACTAAGTACACCAATCCAGCTACATTACCTACTGGCCTTGGCTACGGCGTAGCGTTTACTACTGTTACATAAAGAAAGACCTTACATGATCTACACACAACTCAGCGATGATTACAAATACGACACCCTAGCGGATGCAATGTACGCGCGTGAAGTTGAGTATTTTCATTACGATTTTGACCGCAAGAACTTTGAGCATCTGTTGGCAAACGCTACAGACAATGAGTTTGCGGCCAATGTAGCAGAAAGACTTAACGACACACGCAAGCAGATGGGCAACGTAGAGGCCATCATGGCTGCGCTGAAAGAACAGATTGAAGACCAAGCCGCATACGATGCGGCTGTTGTACGTGTAACCGCCAAGCGGGAAGCAAAGGAAGCAGAATAATGTGGTATGTCCAAGCCCAAGGCGACACCTTCATACGGCACATCTTTGATGTCGAGCCAACGCAGTGGGACGCGGATAACTATTGCTACGCCCGCGCGCTAACACCTGAACAGGTAGAGCGTTTTGGCGTGCATAAGAAACAGATTGTCACGCCGCCATATCACGAACCAGCCACGCAAAGTCTTGATGAAGGCCCAGCCCTGCTGATTGATGGCGTTTGGACACAGAACTATAGTGTGACGGACCTTAGTGCAGACGCATCCGCGGAAAAAGTTAAAGCGCAATGGCCTATTATTCGCGCTGAACGTAACAAGCTGCTGGTCGAATCCGATTGGACGCAGCTACCTGACGCTTCGGCAGACGCTCCTGCATGGGCTACATACCGCCAAGCATTGCGCGACATAACCACGCAAGCTAACCCATTTGCTATCGTCTGGCCCGAAAGTCCATCATCATGAAATGCGCTGACTTCGTAGGCACACTGTTTCTCGCGCGCGATGTAGCCCATTCGACGCACCTGAACACGCGTAGCTACGCAAAGCACAAAGCGTTGCAGAAGTTCTACAACGGCGTGGTTGATTTAGCCGACAAATTTGCTGAGGCTTATCAAGGCAAATATGGCCTTATCGGCCCTATTTCGCTTATGTCAGCTAAGAAGACAAACAATATTGTTGCGTTTCTTGAAGGTCAGGTAGACGAACTTGAGGAAATGCGGTATAAAGTCGTTGATAAGGATTGCACCCCCTTGCAAAACATTATCGACGAGATTTTTGGGTTGTACTATTCAACCTTGTACAAATTGAAATTTTTGGCTTAGGATAATACGTATGGCTGCAACATTTAGAAACTTAACCGCAACTGCACAGGTAAAAGTTGGGCTTGGCAAACTGAAGAGCATTTTCGTATCTTCAGGGACCGCTCCGACTGTTGCTATCTACGATAGCGCAACGGCGTCTACCGCCGATCCTGTCATAATTGCAACATTTACGCCAGTCACCGCAGGGTTGTACAACTTGACCGGCGACGATGGCGGTGTAGGTTTTAGCAAGGGTTTGTACGTCGTTGTCGGCGGCACAACACCCGTTGTATCTGTTTTTTACGAGTAACCTTACTCAAAAAACCGTACTGATGCGGCACATCAGGAACTCCATAGGAGTTAAACATGGACGAAACAGTCCCCAACGTAGCGGATGCCTCCGCGCCAGAACTCGAAGCCACGGCAGCAATCGAGCCTGTAGAAAACACGACGCCGGAAACGCCTGCTGAACAGGAAGCAAATAAGTCCTTCACACAAGAAGAACTTGACGCAATTGTTGGCAAGCGCCTCGCAAGAGAACAGCGCAAATGGGAGCGCGAACAGGCTCAAAGAGCAGAGGAAGTCCAAGCCCGCCAGCAAGCAGGCTATGATATTACCCCTGATCAATTTGAGACATATGAAGATTACGCAGAGGTTTTGGCCGAACGTAAAGCTGAAGAATTGCTTGCAAGGCGGGAAACCGCAAGGCAGCAATCTGAAATGCAGGATGCCTACCATGATCTAGAAGAGGCAGCGCGGGACAGGTATGATGACTTTGAACAAGTCGCATACAATCCCAACCTTCCTATTACGGATTTCATGGCGCAAAGCATCCAAGCGTCAGACGCAGGCCCAGACGTTCTATATTATCTCGGCTCTAATCCGAAAGAAGCTGATCGTATTGCCCGTCTAGCGCCAATTTTGCAGGCAAAAGAAATTGGAAAACTTGAGGCTTCATTGTCCTCAAATCCGCCGGTTAAAAGAACTTCAAACGCCCCGGCTCCGATTGCGCCTGTCACAGCACGTTCTACTGGGTCAAACCAGTTTGACACAACTGATCCTCGTTCGACTAAGTCAATGACTACGTCGGAATGGATCGAAGCAGAGCGTATGCGGCAGATCAAGAAGTACGAGGCACAACGCAACAGATAATTTGGGATTATTACCATGTCTAACTCGATTTTAACAATTGACATGATCACACGGAAGGCTCTCGAAATCCTTGAGAACAACCTTGTGCTCACACGTAACGTAAACCGCCAGTACGACGATAGCTTTGCTGTCGAAGGTGCTAAAATTGGCTCAACCCTGCGTATCCGTCTTCCAGACCGTGCGCTTGTAACTGACGGCGCAGCCCTTCAGGTACAGGATGACAACGAGCAGTACACAACTCTTGCTGTTTCCACCCAGAAGCACATCGGCGTCAACTTCACGACTGCTGAATTGACGATGCAGCTTGACGATTTCGCAGACCGCGTTCTCAAGCCACGTATCTCGCAGCTTGCTGCCAGCATCGACGCTGACGTTGCTAACTCGTTCTTGACCATCGGTAACACTGTTGGCACGCCCGGCACTACGCCAGCTACTTCGGCTGTTCTTCTTGCTGCACAGCAGAAGCTCAACGAAAATGCTGCTGTAATGTCGCCACGCTATGCAACTGTTAACCCAGCCGCCAACGCTGGTTTGGTTGAAGGTCTGAAGGGTCTATTCAACCCAACCGACACGATCAGCAAACAGTTCAAGAACGGTATGATGGGTACAGGCGTACTTGGCTACGACGAAGTCAATATGTCGCAGTCAATCAAGCAGTTTACCGTTGGTTCGCGTACTGCAACTGGCGGCACGACTTCGGCGGCTGTTACTACTGAAGGTGCAACCACCATCGCCATCACTGGCGCTGGCGCATCGGCAACCGTTAAGGCTGGCGACGTTTTCACTGTAGCTGACTGCTTCAGCGTTAACCCACAAACCCGTGAAAGCACTGGTTCGTTGTTCCAGTTTGTTGCAACTGCTGATGTCACGCTCAACGCTTCTGGCGCAGGCAACATCACTGTTTCACCGATCTACTCGGCTACACAGGCACTTGCTACCGTTAACTCGTTGCCCGGCAACTCGAAGGCAATCATCTTTGTTGGTACGGCTTCAACGGCATATCCGCAGAACCTCATCTACCACAAGGACGCTATCACCTTCGCAACCGCCGATCTTCTGCTCCCACAGGGTGTAGATATGGCTTCGCGTCAGGTGCATAACGGCATCAGCTTGCGCGTTGTTCGTCAGTACGACATCAACAACGACCGTCTGCCTTGCCGTATTGACGTTCTGTACGGTTACAGCACAATCCGTCCACAGATGGCTGTTCGGATGTGGGGTTAATTTAATACCGGCCCTCGGTTCGCCGGGGGCCAACTATCTTAAAGGATTTTTAATATGCCTACTTTACCTAATGGCGCTGGCGGCTATCAACTCGGTGACGGCAACCTCACCGAAGTTAACCTGACCACGTCCCCTGTTGCTACTGCATACACTGCAGCAGCTACCCTAACTGCTGCCGATTTGGGCGGTGGTCTGGTTGTCTACACTTCGTCTAGTGCAGCCGATCTTACACTCCCTACGGTTGCTATTGTTAACGCAACCATCAGCAGCGCAAAGACAAACTCAGCATTTGATATTGCTTTGGTTGCTACCAGCACTGGCGTTCCTACTATCGTAGTAGGCACCGGCTGGACCTTGGTTGGTTCAGGCGCAGGCGTTGCATCCAAAAGCGTACTGTTCCGCGCTGTTAAAACTGGCGACACAACGTACAATCTGTACCGCATCGCTGGCTAATAGGTTTGCCCCGGCTTCGGTCGGGGCATCCTTTTCAGGAGAAAATCAATGGCTAATACAAAACCTATTGGTGTTGCATACCTCGACCAAGACATTATTGGCGCACAATATCTCTTGAGCGATGAGCAAATCGGCTACACCGCCGCAGCACAAGGCACGGTTACGCAGGCTACCAGCAAGTCAACTGCTGTTACGCTGAACAAAGCAGCAGGCGTTATTACGATGAACAACGCGTCGTTGGCTACTGCCACTAACGCTACGTTCACGCTGAACAATAGTTTTATTTCTGCAAATGACACTATTATTCTGACTATCGCTGGTGGTCAAACGACCGCCGGATCATACAACGTGTTTGCTAACGCGCTGGCTGCTGGCACTGTCAGCATCACGCTACGTAACATTTCTGGTGGTACGCTGTCAGAAGCAATAGTAATTAACTTTGCTATCATTCACTGCGTATAATTAATTTGGGCGGCTTTCGGGCCGTCCATTTTTAAAGGTTTTATGGGGATTTTGGCATGGCTACGGCTGGTGAAACAATCAACGGTTCGCTTAGACTTCTAGGTGTTCTAGCAGAAGGCGAAACTCCATCGGCTGAAACGTCGGAGGACGCACTGCGCGCCATGAACCAGATGATTGATAGCTGGAACACTGAGCGCCTCGCTGTCTTCTCGACACAAGACCAAGTCTTCACATGGCCCGCCGCCACACTTAACCGCACGCTTGGGCCTTCCGGCGACTTCGTCGGCAACCGTCCTATCTTGCTGGATGACGCCACATATTTCAAAGACCCTAGCACTGGCGTTAGCTACGGCATCAAAATGATCAACCAGCAGCAGTATGATGGCATCGCGGTCAAGACCGTGTCCTCTACGTTCCCGCAGGTTCTCTTTGTCAACATGACATATCCTGACATTGATATGTACATCTACCCACGCCCCACGCGCGCGCTGGAATGGCATTTCATTTCGGTCGAAGAACTGACACAGCCAGCGACGCTTGACACAGTCCTTTCGTTTCCGCCCGGCTATCTGCGTGCGTTCCGCTATAATCTAGCGTGCGAACTAGCACCTGAGTTTGGCGAAGAACCGTCACCACAAGTTCAGCGCATTGCTATGTATTCTAAGCGCAACCTGAAGCGCATCAACAATCCTGATGACATCATGTCGATGCCGTACAGCCTCATAGCAACCCGCCAGCGGTATAACATTTTTGCGGGTAATTTCTAATGAAGACGCCCATCTTGGGCAGCGCGTATGTGGCCCGTTCAATAAACGCTGCCAACGCACGCATGGTGAACTTGTTTCCAGAAGCGGTGCCAGAAGGCGGCATAGAGCCGGCGTTCATTCAGCGTTGCCCCGGCTTGCAGCTTCAGCAGACCGTAGGTGATGGCCCGATCCGCGGGCTGTGGGCGCACCAGACGCAAGGCGCTGACTTTTACGTCGTGTCTGGGTTTGAAGTTTATAAGCTGTCTAGCCTTACTGGAACACCCACTAAACTAGGTGACGTAACTGGCACTGGCCCTGTGTCCATTGCCGACAACGGCAATCAAATATTCTTTGCCTGCAATCCTGACGCGTATATTTACGACGAGTCCCTCAACACGTTTACGCAGATCACCGACCCTGACTTTCCGGGTGCGGCTACCGTCGCATACTTGGATGGCTATTTTGTGTTTAACGAACCAGACAGCCAGAAGATTTGGGTGACGCAGCTTTACGACGGCTTTCAGGTTGACCCACTAGAGTTTGCCAGCGCCGAAGGTAGCCCTGACGGCGTCGTTGGCTTGTTGGTAGACCACCGCGAATGCTGGGTGTTTGGTACGGACTCCACCGAAGTGTGGTACAACTCTGGCGGGCTAGACTTTCCGCTGTCGCCAATCCAAGGCGCGTTCAACGAAATCGGTTGCGCTGCGCCGTACTCCATCGCCAAGATGGACAACACCGTGTTCTGGCTTGGCGCGGATGCACGCGGCCAAGGCGTCATTTACAGGGCCGCTGGCTATAGCGCACAGCGCATATCAACGCACGCAATTGAATGGCAAATCCAAAACTACTTAGATATGAGCGACGCTATAGGTTACACCTACCAGCAGGACGGCCATGCGTTCTACGTCTTGTCGTTTCCGTCCGCAGATGAAACTTGGGTGTATGATGCGGCTACGGGCGCATGGCATCAACGATCATCTTATTCAGCTATTGCGCCGTCTGAAGGTGGGTTTGAGGCCGAATCGTTTTATTCCAGCGCATTTTACGTTGTGCAGCCGCTTACGCCTTCCGGCGTTGGCGGTGTATTTCCGCGCCACCGCAGCAACTGCCAGTGTAACTTCCAAGGCAACATCATCGTCGGTGACTACGCTAACGGCAACATCTACACGCTTGAACTAAATGTTTTTGCGGACAACGATATAGCGCAGCGTTGGCTGCGGTCGTGGCGCGCGCTGCCAACAGGCCAAAACAATCTCAAACGTACAGCAAATCACGCCTTGCAACTTGAGTGCGAAACAGGCGTTGGCATAACAACAGGCCAAGGTAGTGATCCGCAGGCCATGCTCCGCTGGTCCGACGATGGCGGCCATACATGGTCCAACGAACATTGGGCGTCTATGGGTCCAATCGGTGCAACAGGCACCCGCGTCATATGGCGCCGGCTTGGCATGACGCTAAAGCTGCGCGACCGCGTCTACGAAGTGTCTGGCAGTGATCCTGTCCGTATCTACTTGACCGGCGCTGAACTGCAACTGAGCGGCACAAATGCCTGAGACTCAACTTACCCGTATCCCTGCGTCGCGTGTGCCAATTACGGACACCGAAAACGGTACGGTGACGCGTGAGTGGTACAGGTATCTGTTTAACCTTTTTACTATAACTGGCGGTGGTCAAGCTAACTCGGCGGCAAGTTCGTCTTTCGGGCAAGACTTGGCCCCGCTGTACACGCCACAACTTGAAGACAACCGCAACGGCGCGTTCTACAGTACGACCACACAAACAGCCGCTGCCATCAATACAGCGTATCCAATTACGTTTAACACCACAGATATAACTGATGGCGTCTACATTGGCGCAACTACATCGCAAGTGTTTGTGGACCGCATACGCACTTACAACTTTCAGTTTTCCGCGCAACTTATCAAAGCCAGCGTTGGCACAGGAAATGTTTTTATTTGGTACAGAGTGAACGGTGTCAATGTGGCAAACTCTGCAAGAAAAGCAACTTTAGCCGGAAGTAGCGCGGTAGTTGTCGCCGCATGGAATTATGTGGTAAAGCTAAACGCCGGTGATTATTTTGAACTGGTTTTTTCTACTGATGATACAGGCTGCCAAATTGTTGCCGTGGCTGCTGCCGCCCCTGCCCCCGCAATTCCGTCCGTCATCCTGACGGTTACGGATAACTTTAATTAAGGTGTAGATATGTCTGTTCTTGCCCCCCAACCTAAAGCACAATTCTTCGATGCTAACGGTACGCCGTTGGTTGGCGGCAAGGTCTACACCTATGCAGCCGGCACAACAACGCCGTTGGCGACGTACACTGACGCGTCGGCGGTCACGGCCAACACCAATCCAGTTATTCTGGACTCCCGCGGCGAATGTAACCTGTGGTTCTCTACTGCTACTAGCTACAAGGTAGTACTGAAAAGCGCGACTGACGTGCTGCAATGGACCGTCGATAACAT